GGCATGGAGTGGCAGGTACCTGCGCAGTATTATGTGCGCGTAGGTCGAGACGAATTACCAAATTTGACGAGTATGAGGACGCGAAGACTGGGTGTGCATTACCAACGCTCAGCTAGTTTTGTAGTCACCAAGATGGCCTCAGGGAAACCGTCAATCGTCCGGACTTGGAACCAGATACCTGTACGTCCCGGCTTCACGCTGGAAATGAAAGGAGAGATACCAGAACTCGGTCCAGATCTTTTCGGACCAGGGAGAGTCACTTACTTCCAGAGCTTTGGTATTCCCGGCTATTGGCCGACCAAAGATGCTCATATGACTGCGAATACATGTGCGCTGAGGACTGGTCCTGCGCCTCCGAGCCCTTGCCGTGTGCAAGTGGGGCCTGGGGGTGAGAAGTGGGACTTTTCTCAGGTGCCCTTGTTGGAAAAAGTTAAACTACCTCAAGTTGATTTTGCGCGGTGTATTGCTAGCGCATTTCCGAAAAACTCTGAGGTTGTGAAACAGATTTTCAGTCCTGATTTCGCAGATAACATTGACAATTTGAAAGCTCTTTTGTCGGGTATGAAACCGGCGAGTCGAACACGGGCTCGTCTCTTGATAGAGCGTCTCATGGGGGGCACGTTGGACATGCAAACTTTACTCGCTGAAGGTGAAATTAAAATCTTCGTTAAAGGCGATGAGTTATTGTTCAAGGCCAAGCCTCGCTTGATTTGCTTTGTCCCAACAGTTTGGTGGGTGCTGACCGTAATGTGGTTGACCGAAGTCTTGGATGTCATCAAAAAACAAGCAAGATTGGGTGGTCGAACACGGAGGGGTTGAGTGTCACTGGGCTAGCGGAATGACCCAGCACCGATTATCTAAAGCCTTCACACGAGCCTTTTATCGAGAGTTGAGGGAAGGAATTCCCTTCACGTTCGTGTGCGGAGATGATAACATCGATCTGACGGATACATCCGATGCAAGCATGTACGATTCGACACAGAGTGGGGAGTTTGCCAAATGTCAGTTTGACAGCATGCGAGCTGCGGGGCTCCCTGACTGGGTTACGAATAAGATGCAGAAGCAACATGAACAACACTATAAAGCGCGGAATAAGTTGACTAAGATCACTGTCAAGATTGTTAGCGGGAAACGCGTGGCCACGAGCTTGCCCTCCGGGGCGGCTTGGACGCTTTTTGCCAACAGTTTAGGGATCATCATATACACCGGAGCGGTTGAAATCGCTCGCAAGCACTTTTATCCCAACGGGTATCCTTCGGACACAGTGAGAACTGCTTTTAAGCAGGCTGTGGCTAGTGCTTTGGGGTTAAGTATGAAAGTCGACCCGAATCCAGCTGGCTGTATTGGCGCTGAATTTTT